GCGAAAGGTTGCTTCGTCCATGGCAATGCCAGTAAACATGTTGCTGTTGATGTAGTCCCAGCACAGACGTTCTAGATCGGGATTCATTGTATCATCTCCTGTAAATAACGATATGTATCGGTCCAGGATTGTACTGCATAGCAGCGGCTGGGTGGTGTCAGCACCTCGGCCAGTGCCCAGTCATTTTGGCCTGGCTTCATACCATCGCCAAAGAACACCAGTGTGTCGTTGGGATACCATTTCTTAACCTGACTCTTGTCATTGCCACGGGGATAGATGTCTACACTGATCTCGCCGCCGATCTGACAATCCAGCTCGGGAAATGCACGCTGTATTTTCTGGGCAATGCGCTGTCGTTCACCATGCTGTTGATCCCAGGCATGGTAGTTGGCTCGTTGTTCTCGGGTGCAGTTGCGTCCTATGGTGCTGAAATTCACCATGCCTGGCCGCGTTTCAAAGTGATTGCCTGCGCGCTCAGGATATTCGCTGGTGCCTTCCAACCAATCCAGGAATTTGCGCAGATACAGATCGGGTTCCCAGTGGTTGCGATGAATTTCCTTGCCATGACGCCAGACACTATTGCCAGCACAACAAAAAACACGCTCGGCCAGCAACAATACTTTTTCGCCGACCTGTTCCAGAGTCTTGGCATAGTCCGATCCAGTGACCAGAATATAACGACGCAGGCTCATGTTGCTGATCCACCAGGCATGAAAATCTGCATCCATGCTGGCTCGGCTGGGTGTCAACGTGCCGTCAACATCAAAGGCATAGATCATGATTCTTCTTCTTCGTCAAGCTCGATCAGACCTTTTTCATGCAACGAGGCCACGGCATGCTCTATGCCAGCCATGAACCCTGCCTTGTAGCTGAGCCAACCTACCAGAGGATATCCCAGTATGCTGATGACGTCCCATAATGAAAACATGGCTTCATTCATTTTAATTCCTAGGTTACTATGTGTGGTATCCATTTATAGGCATGTTTGATCAGACGATGGTGCACTGCTGACCAATCACATCCACGAAAGGCGCTTTTGTAATAACCGTAGGATTTTATTTTACGTGTACGGTTGGACACATCCTGTAATACCCGATAGGGATCTTCGTCAGGATAATAATAACGGATCTCATGGGCTATGTCATGGGCATAGGCATGTATCTCGTCTTTGTCGCCCAGATACAGCTGTTCACGCTGGCGGGCATTGCGTCCGCGGTCATGAAAATTATACTGATCATAGGCCCACTCGGGTTCACGGTACTGCCACTGATGCTGATGAATGAGTTCATGCTGCATGAATTCGCTGATCAAAAAACGGAACCGTTGCCAATCCTTGTCGGTTTTGACTCTGAGATTGCGTTTGCCCTTGTTGAGATTGATTCGGATTTCTATGCTGCGACCCCGGGCGTTGGGATCAAACCAGCCCTGCATGCTGTAGCTTTTATTCTTGAATGTATTGCTATTGTCTATGGTGACATAGGCATCAAAGGGTTTGAAAGCTCGATTCAAAGCAGAGATTATTTCTTGTTTGGTGTGACTCCCCATGATTTTAGGTCGAATTGAATCCAGGGTATCCAGTATTGCTCTAGCCTGATACACAGCATCCTCCTTGGTCGTGGGGTTTTCAGGTATTTATATTTTAATGGAACTGAAATCTCTGGTCAATTTCTTGTTTACAATACCATAATCCTCGGCATCATTTTGCCCACTATCGATGAGATCGCGCTGCGCACGGGCTTCAACATCATAGAGTTTCATGCGGGCTCGATCTATGCCCACGACAAACTTACGATTCATAGTGGGATCGTTGTAGCGATTCTTGAGCTGTTTGACCAGCAGCTGATTCAGTGCTTCGAGCTCTTCGGTGCTGATCAGAGCAAACATCAAATCGGCCGTGGCTGGCAATCCAAAGCTTTCCGAAGTATCGGTAAGCTCAACATCGGTGTTGGCATAGCCGCCTCGGGTCGTCTGTGTGGCGGTCAGTATAGGCACATCATACTCCACGGCCAGACCGCGCAGTTCTTCGGCAATGGCCTTGATGTACATGTAGCTGTTGGCCGCCTGAGCATTCTTGAAGCGACTGCTGGCACAGATGTTCAGATAGTCAATCATTATGATGTCGGGATGGAACTTCTGCTTGAGTTCTAGTTCATTCAACAGAGCCTTGAAGTGATTACTGTGCGCGCTGGCAGTGGGATATTCCTTGATGATTAACCGTCCCTCGGTCTTGTCTTTGATGCGCTGTATGCGATTGTCATACATGGTCCTGGGCAGATCATGCAGCTGATCCATGGGCAGGTTCATCAGATTGGCATCGATGCGTTCAGCGATTCTTTCTTCAGCCATCTCCATGGTAATGTATAATACATTGCGGCCCATGCTTAAACTGGCCGCGGCCACATGACACATGAACAAACTCTTGCCAACACCAGTGCCAGCCAGAGCCACATTCAGAGTCTTGTTGGGCAAACCACCGTTGGTAATTTTATTGAACATCTCCAGGTCAAAGGCCATGCGACTTTCTACTCTGTGATAGAAGTCATAGCGATTGGCAAAGTCCTGCAGGTAGTCATGACCCACACTGTTGTCAAAGGCCACACCCAGGGCATCCTGCAACAAACTGGGCAGAGCATCGGCGCTGAGATTTTTGTCGCGGCCATCGATGATTTCAATGCTCTTTAGAATGGCATTGTAGATTGCTCGGTCCTTGCACCAACGTTCGGTTTCGTTCAACAACCACTCAGGGCGCGCAGGCTCGGCAGTCAGGCCAGTTATAACCTCGGCGGCCTGGCGATAGTTTTCTTCCTTGAGGTTGCTGCGCTGCAGAGCAATCTCCAGTGCTTCCTGCGTGGGACAGGCGTTATAATCAGTAATAAAACTGCGTATGCTTTCAAATACTGCGCGCTCGGCGGCCTCACCGAAATATTCGGCCTTGATAAAAGGAAAAACCTGGCGCATGTAGGCTTCATTGTGCACCAGGTTTCTTAGTACGGTATGCTCGATTTTATCCAACCTCATCTCCTAGATTCAGATACTGTTTTAGTACCTCGATTATTGTAGCCTGAAGCTCGGCAGATGTCAAGTCCATGGGTGCCATTCCAGGACCTGCCCCAGCATTGATGATGTCATATTCAAATTTTACAGTCAGGCCATCGCCGGCGTCGGGTATGAACCCCAGACGCAAAAAACGTATCACCAGACCGGCCCAGGGTCCGTCTTCAATCAGGATGTTGTAGTCGTCAAACTCTTCCTGATAGACTGCCCGCCATTTAGGTACTGGTGGCTTCGTATTCTTCTTCGATAGCGTCCATGGCCAGATCCTGTCCCAGGCCCGACGAACTGATGCGATAATTTGTTTCAATGTAATCACGAAATTCCTTGCTACTCAGTATGGGTAACCAGAAGTCTTTGGTGTAAGTATCCTTGATACGGTATTTTTGTTCTTCACCTTTGCGGCTGTACCAGCCATTGCTGGGTTTAACAACGAACCCTGCTTCCATGGCGACTGCGAGTAATCCACTCCATTTGCTGATGCCTCCTTCGAAGGAGACCTCAACAGGTATGCGACTTTTTTCTCGGACATGACGACTCTTTTCTACGTTGATGATAAAATTGTAGCCCACTAGCTCCTGACCGTCTTTTTCCTGCTGACGGCCAATAATGTAGATATTGTCGGCTGAATAGTAGACGCCTGTGCCGCCACTGACCACATCCTTGGGAAACAGTCCTACTTCTTTGTAGGTATGATTCACCACCACCATGGGAATGTCTTTGATGGTGAGATGCGGCGTCACCATTCTGAACAGACTCTTGAGCTGCTTGGCGCGGGTCATGTCAGCTACACTTTTACCTTCCAGAGCATCCTCAACTTCTTTCTTGCTTGCCAGGTTGCCTATGCTGTCTACAATGACAATGACGTGATCGCCGCGTTCAAGATTGTTGAGCTGCTGCATGCTGTCATGTTTCAGCTGCTCAATGTCGGTAATGGGGGTGTGAAGTACTCGATTGGTATCAATCCCGAAACTATCAAAATAAGACTGAGGACTACCAAACTCAGAATCATAAAACAATACAATAGCATCTTCATATTTTTCCATGTAGGCCTTGGCCAGCAAAAGCGCAAAGGCAGTTTTAAAATGTTTGGACGGACCAGCAAACACAGTAAGTCCTGGAGTAAGACCGCCGTCCAACTTACCACTCAGTGCCACATTGATCATAGGCACTGGTGTCTGGATCATGTCCTTGGCATTGAAGAATTTGCTGCGATTCAACACCTCGGTATCTTTGATGGTGCTGTTTTTCTGCAGTCTTTCCAGTAACTTGCTCATTGTTCAACTACCTCCTCGGCAACGCCCAGTACCTCGGCCAAGATTAACAGCAAGCCGCCCAGCGCCAGGCCACCGCCAATGAACACAATGCCGGCTACAATGCGCAGGCCGCTTTTGACAAAGCTAACGTTGCGATGTGTAAGTTCAAAGTTTCCAATCTTCATATCATTCTCCTTGTTTAAATTCATCAAAGTCAAACCATTCACAAAGTTCATTCATCACTGCTTGGTGAATCTGTTCTCTGATCCAGACCTCGTCGGGTGTGTCGGTGTGTTTGTGTGCGCGATTCCAGCCATAGCTGATGCCGTCTTCTACACAGCGTTCCAGCAATGGATATATCTTGGGTTTCATCATGCGAATAAATCCTCCAATGTTGCCTGTGGACTGGTATTCCAACCCAGACTTTCAATGATGCCATTCAATGGTTCTATAAAACTCTTCTGCCACATTGTATCATAGTCTACAAAAGAAGTCAATGCCAATTCAGCAGGCAATTCACCGATAAAGGCTATGCAGTTTTCTTTGATGGAATTGGGTGTGCGCAAATAAATGAATTTGATCTTCTCACCTTCTTGTATGGCCTGATACTTATGACTCAGATTGCGCTCATTGATGTAATGATTGTATAGCAGAGCACCGCGCACATGCATGGGAGTGCCCTTGGCATAGATGTCGCTGCGGCTGGTGTATTTAGCCAGATTGTTTACTCCACGAGGGAACGCAATCTCTTCGGGCGAGAGTTGGTCATATTTTTTACGACTCTGAAGTATGAAATCCTGTAGTGCGGCCTCATCTTTAGCAATGGCCACCGATACCGCTTCCTTGAGTAGGCGGCGAATTGCTTCTGGAGTTGACGATCTAACGATCTCAAGACCCATGACCTTGAGTTTCGGTTCTGCATACTGCACTCCTTCGTTGTTCAGCACATTGAGTGCATAGCGTTTCTTGGCCACCCAGATGCCGCGTGTGGCTATGGCTTCGCGCTTGAACCAAATCTTCTGATCATAGGCATTGGTATATTCAGCCAGCAGTCCACAGGCACGATTGATGGCCTTGGTAATCTTTTCTTCACAGATTGTATCCAGGATTTTTACAATCTCATCCTGAGTCTTGTCGGCATAGAACTTCTTGACCAGTGGATCCAGGGTAATGTAGCAGCTGTCGGTGTCGGAGTAGAAGCTGTATACTACATCTTTGGTGCCGCATACCTTGTTTAGATATTCGTCCAGAGCACGGCCAACAGTGCGAATGATATACTGGCCAGTCAGTGTAATACCTTCGGCGATGCGATCATCAAAGTATCGGAAGTAATAGTTGGCCCAGGCGCCATAGAGACTGTTGAGCTGAATCTTGCGAGCCATCTGGAAGTTGTTGTACTTGCTGATCTCATTTTGGTATCGACGATCCTTGGTCTCTTCATATTTTTGCTGTGCTGCCAGCATCAGCTTTTTATAGTCCTGACGATCCTTGAACAGCTTGGCCACAATTTCAGGAAACAATCCCAGCTTGTCGGTGCGAAAGTAATAGCCATTGGCACTCATACAGTGTTCAATGTTCTGAACCTGCCGCGCCAGCAGACGATCTACCTTCTCGGGCATGGCATCAGGATTGATGGGTTCGGCCAGATCGTGCGCCTCGGGCATCAGAGTTTCTGGGCTCATGTTGTACTGCATGATGATCGACGGATACAGTGATGTGGCATCAAAACTCACCACCCAGTCATATTGACCTGGTCGAGGGTCTTGTACAAAGGCACCAACAATGCTACGGTCTGGTCGACTATTGTCGCGGGGATGCACTACAATGTTCTGATCCCAGCAATGATTGTAGAGAATACAATCCCAGGTGCGCACCGCGCTATACACATCAGCAAAATTACACTTGGCGTCATAGGCCATGGTCAGGGCCAGCTCAATGAGCTTCATCTTTTCTTCCAGCTCATTGACTCGCTGTACGTCTATGCAGTTATATTCTACAAACAGGTTCCAGTCCAGGGTATAGAAGTCCTTGAAGGTATCATGAGGATTTTCCAGCTTGCCAGCACCCAGCTCCAGTTTACAGATATAGTCCAGTTTATAGCTCTCGGGCTTGTTGTAGGTAAACTTCTTGTAGAGATCCAGATAGTCTAGCTGACTCAGCCCCAGTATGTCATAGGCTATGACAATTTCGTCGTTCATTTGAATTTCACGACGACGCAATTTCTTCCAGGGACTGAGACGATTGGCCGACTCTTCGCCTAGAACACGATTGATGCGATGCACCAGATAAGGAACATCAAACAACCCAATATTCCAGCCAGTGATAACATCTGGACAATGATGTACCCAATGATCAATAAACGATCGGAGCATGGAAGCTTCGTCGCTGAAAAAGCGGTAATCAGTAGTTGCTTTGCTACCTGTATAAGGTCTGGTACCATAGGTAATCAATTCCTTGGTGTTGTAGTCTTCCAGTGTGATTAGCAGCACTTCCTGATCAGCAGTCTCGATGTTGGGGAAACCGTTCTCAGACGCAGTCTCGATGTCCAGACTCTGTATGTTCATCTGCGACATATCGAAACCAATCACACCTGGAAATTCTTCGGTAATATATTGATAGATCCAGTTGGTGTTGCCATGGATCTTCATGTTGCCCACGCCTTCGTAGTTCTTCATGAATTCACGGGCGTCGGCAAGGTCACCAAATTCCATGGCTTCCAAGGGCTCGCCAAATAGATTGCGATAGGTTACTTCACCGGGACGACTTTTGGGCACAAATAGTCTGGGCTTGAAGCTGACTCGTTCCTGGAATGGCCGCCCATGATTGATGCCCCGAACACCGATATGGTTACCCAGCTGCACCACGTTTGTATAGAATTTCATTTAATCTCCAAGGCAAATATCGTCAAAGTATAAATAATCCAGGACACATTGTCAAGTATAATAGATGTCCGGGCAGTTGTCAATAACTATAAAAATAAAGCCGCCGAAGCATGGATCCGTTTACCCTGTTTGCACTAGCCAACGGAGCGGTGTCTGCAGTTAAAGCGGGATGTCAGCTCTACAAAGACATCAAAGGAGCCGCGGGCGAAGTCAAAGAAGTTCTTGATGATCTGGATCAGCAGTTCAACAAACGATATCCCCCAGAACGCCCCGCCACGGTAGAACAGCGCAATCAATATGTCAAAGAACGCAATCGCGTCATAGACCTCAACAAGCGCAATGGCGAGGTACATAATATCTATCAGGACATAGGCAATCATCTGGGGACTTACTACGACAATTTTTACAAATGCATGGCTGTGTTTGAAGAAGAAGAACGTCGTGGTCGCAACGAAGTCTATACCGGCGAAGACAGTCTGGGCAAACGTGCTCTGCAGCGTGTGTTGATGAAGAAGCAGCTGGAGCAGATGAGCAGCGAACTTCGAGAGCTCATGGTATATCAGAGTCCGCCCGAGCTGGGTGCGCTCTACACCGAAGTCGAAGAAATGATGAAGGTCATGGGCAAAGAACAGAAAGTAGCCATGACCGAGCATCTGCGTCGTCAACAGCGTGAACAGCTGCTACGCAAACGTCGTCGCGATCGTCTTACTCGCGAAGCCGTGATGGGCGCTGGCATACTGACCGTGGTGTTCGCCACCATGTTTATCTTCATGCTCATCATCGACAATCGCATAGAACGTCATCCAGAACTGGGCAACTGCGCAGTTCCTCGTGGGTCCTGGCTCTATGAAAAATGGACCAGCACCATCTGGGCCAGTTGCGAATGATAAATAAAACGGCAGCGACCCTGCAAAACTACAATTAAAAAGGGTAACAAACCATCATGCAGAAAATAGCCACTATTTTCTTGTTAATGTTGGGTTTGCTGAATTCTTCGTTAGCTCAAACCACCTATGATAGTACAACGCTGGTAGACACCAACAATACCAGCAACAGCACCAGTACGGTTAATTCCACCAACACCAACACCAATAACAACAACAACGTCAGCACCAGCACCAATACCAACACCAATACCAACATCAACATCAACAGCGGTGAAACCACTACCAATGTGGTGAACAGCGGAACCGTAACCTATAACAACAACAACAATAGTACGTCGACTTCTACCAACACCAACAATAACAACAACAACAATACGTCGACCAGCAACAATGTAAACCGCAACATACAAGAAGGTACGGTCACCAACCGCAACATCAACGAAACCGACATGACGGTTCGTCAACCACCACCCACGGCTGTGGCTCCTGCCATGATGAGCGGTGGCAACAACGATCTCTGCACCACGGGCACCAGCGGCGCTGTACAGACCCAGATCCTGGGCGTCAGCAGCGGCGGTACTGTGCGTGACATGAACTGCGAACGACTCAAGAACGCCAAGACACTCTACGACATGGGCATGAAGGTGGCTGCAGTTGCTGCCCTGTGCCAGGATCGTCGAGTGTTTGATGCCATGTGGGACGCTGGTACGCCCTGCCCCTTTGAGGGTGAGATTGGCGAAAAAGCCAAGAAACTCTGGCAGACCTTCCCTGAAAAAATTCCTGCCAAAGAGGTAGCTAAATCCGATGACTTCTATAAGAAAACTGGCTGGGGTGCTCTGCTGGGCATTCTGCTTTTCAGCCTACTCTAACGCACAGACACTGGATGCCACTGGCCAGCTTGTTCCTGGCCAGGAATACAGCACAGGCAACTTGGTCATACCCACCACTACTGCCTCGGGCTCGACCTGGGTCAATGGTGTGTATCAAGACAGTCTGACCTGCTGGGGCTGGGGAGATCCTGGTTACTGCGGCCCCAATCCCATAGTCAGACCCAATGGCAACATCAATTTTAGTTGGGGTCAGACCGATCTGTATCAGCAGCAGCTCATTGCCAACATACTGCCCTATACTGGTACTGGACTGCGCGTCAATGGCTATAATTTTGGTTTCACGGCCAAGAACGGCAATGGCTGGGACGACGGTAGAACCGACATGCTCATGGCCTATGTGCAGTTCAACGGACCCAATGGAACTTTGATGAACAATACCACAGACCTTTCCTATGGTTTCAACTGGACTCGATTCAATCTTTCACAAACCTTTGCCACGCCCTACAGCACGCAGGACCTAACTTCGGTACGCTATGGTTTTGTAGGTCGTGACAATAACTTCTGGGCCGGTCCCTATGGTCCAGAGATCAACAGCGTAGAATTCAATCTGCGCTACAGTGTAGATCCCTGCGCAGTCAACGTACTAAGCAGCCCCAGCTGCCCTGGTTATCTCGAAGCCATGAGTCGTTATACTGCCACGACAAGCTACGAGCTGGCGCCTACTGCCACAATATCAGCTGATCCCATGCTGGAATCTGTGGCCACATCAACAGTGATGGGACTCGCTGTACCCAGCAGCATTGTTGCTGCCACAGTAACTCCACAACGAGAACGCAGCGCTGGGCCCAGCACAGGTCAGCTGCTCGGCATCATCAGAGCCGAACAAAGCCGTCTTGGCACACTGGAAAATTCCGTGACTCAGCAGGCCAATCAGACATCACAGCAGGCAGCGCAGGATGCACAATCACAGTCTGATCGTCTAGCAACACTGAGTGCCACGCAGTCGGTCATTGCTGCCACTACATTCAATTCTGTGGGCGGCACAGGTCTGACCCTGCCCTCATCGGCGGTAGGCAACCCAGGCGCGGCAGTGAACATTTTAAATGCTGCCACCACCAGCATGTCTGAAATGACAGAAAACAACAAAACCAATCAGACTCGTCGTCAGGTACAGGACAATGAAGCCGCAGCCGGCGGCGTCAGCATGGCCAGCTTTACCGCTGTGCCCGTGGGATTTTCAGCCTACCAGACTGCACTAACTGATGCCAGCTTCTATGCACCCAAGGAAATCTATCGCGGTCAGAAGAATGTCGACAACGCCCGATTGCTGCGTGGTCTGACCTCGGGCAGCGATCGAGTGCACGAACAGATGATCCAACAACAATACCCCACGGAGAAATAAATGTCTAAAAATATCGACGAAAAGGTCGACGAACTCGAGGCTGCCAAGGAACGCTATCTCAGCGAGAACACTGTTATCAGCATCGGCGGCTATGCCTTTACACCAGCCAAGCTCATGATAGCCGGCACCATAGTTACCACCATACTGGGCGGCTTGTACGGTGCCTTTGAAGTCTACAAAGACTATCAGGACATGAAGACCAGGATCACTGAATATGTGGCACCTGACCTCAGTGAATTCGACAAACGGCTGGAAGTCATCAACAAAGAAATGGCCTCAACCAAGGCTCAGGTTGAACAGGCCACGGAATACACCAACAACATTAAAAACGATCTCAAGGCCGATATACGTCGTCTGGAAAATGTGGTAGACAACGTAGAGCGGACCAGCAAACAAAGTCAGCGTGAAACTGACCTAGCAGTTAAAGATGTGCGTGATGAACTGCGTCGTAATAGCAAGGAGATGGACAAGTCCATTGTTGATATCCGCAGAGAGGTTGATGCCAAGATTAAAAAGGCGCTGGACAACCCTCTGGCTAACCAATAAGAAAGAGAACCATGACTGATCAAAAATTGTTAATATATCCAACAGCAGCTGATGGCGACCATATTCATTTAACTAGTGGCAATTTGTACCAAACAGAATTGTTTTTAGGCAGCGACAATCTTTATGTAAAATTATCTAGCACAGGTGATGTGATAATTAATCCAAACGATGGCACTGGTAATACTGCACAATGGATATTTGGGAATACTGGCAGTCTAACTGCACCGGGAAATATCACAGCAACTTACTTTCTTGGTAATGGAAGTCAACTTACAGGTTTACCTGAGGCCACAAATATAGGTTATATTACATTCGACAAAGATACCATCAAAGGTACTGATGATTACCAATATACATTTGCAACAGATGGTTATTTTTCTGGTTCTACTAATTCAGAAAGTACAAATTATTTCTTCGTAACCAGTAATGTAACTAATCAAATGATTGCTGTAGGTTGGACAGTTGTAGGTACTAATTGTGACACCACAGTGGATGGTACCTTATATCCTGTACCTGGATATCCTGGAGTAATACAAGTTAATCTTGCCACACCGGCAAGCAGCACTATAGGTTTTTATCCTGTTGTTGTTACAAGTCCAGATAGATTACAGGTAGAAATACAACCTGATCCTACAAGCAATGTCAAATATACATTTACTACCGGAAACCTAACTGTACCAAGCGGTATAATTGTAACTACAGGAATTAACGGTGCAGACGCCAGCCCGGCACCATATATAAGTGGTTTCAGTAGTATTAGTTCCGAATCAATGATTGCAAGCGGCAATATTACAGCAAATAATTTTATTGGTAACATTCAAGGTCCTGCAACAGTTCATGGTAATTTGAATATCACTGGCAACTTAACAGTGACCGGCAATACTACTACGGTATCCACAAATAACTTTGTAGTAAATGATAACATTATTTTCATGGCAAATAACAATCCAGCTAATATACTGGACATTGGTTTTGTTGCTCATTATACCCCGGACATTCTTAGACACACTGGCTTAATAAAAGATGTGGGAGATGGTACTTGGAAATTATTCAGTAATGTTCCACAAGAAATTACAACAGAAGTTAATTTCACCGATGCTATATATGATCCGATTCGAACTGGTAATATTACAGCACCTTACTTTCTTGGTAATGGTAGACAATTAACAGGATTAGCAATTGGATCCAATACTCAAGTACAATTTAATGATAGTGGATCTTTAGATGCAATCAATACATTTACATTTGACAAAAATGGAAATGTTTTAACTGTGGGTTCTGCCACATCATCAGGTACGCTAAAAGTCGCTGATATACAAAGTGTCACTGGTGCGATCAGATTAATTCCATCGTCTAATATTACTTACAGCTATGGTAATTTTCACCCTCTTTTTTCTAACACTTACGATTTAGGATTATCTAGTAATAGATGGCGCAATTTCTTTGCTA